TGGCTGCCAAGGTCCTCAAGTCGGACATGGAAGTTATGCTATGCTCGCGCCAGCCGCGCAACGATGGTTCGGACGCGACGACCCCTGTTGCCCGCGTCACTGAAGGGTTCTCCCATTGGGTAGCGCGAGCCGTTGACAAATCGGGCAATCCCGCCGCTGCGATTGCGCCGGGAACTGTGACGACGGGTATTCCGATCCTCTCGACTGATCCGTTCCCGGTTCCGGGGACTCCCGTTCAGCTTACGGAAGCGATGCTGAACGATGCGATGCAACAAGCATATACCAACGGTGCGTCGCCCACGATGTGGATTCTGCCTCCAGGGCCGAAGCGGACAGCTTCGACCTTTATTGGTCGTTCCACCACTCAAGTCTTGGTCGGCAAGACCGAGGTTGTATCGACCGTCGATATTTTCGCGACGGATTTCGGTAGAGTGAAAGCTCTGCCGTCTCGTTGGGTTGCGTCGGACATCGGGTTGCTCATCGACCCTGATTACGCCGCAGTCGCGTACTTCCGTGCGTTCCGCCAGTATCTGATGGCTCGCATCGGTGATGCCGAGAATCGGATGATTGTCGTGGAGTGGGGCGTTGAGATGCGCAATAGTCTCGCGCATATCCTCTTCAATGGCATTACGGCGTAAGTAGTCAAGGACGTGGAGCGGAAGTCAGTCATAAGGGACCATGACGGTGTTCGTCGTACCCTTATGACTGACTCCGAAGACCCGACGCGGTTCCACGTCATTACTGAACAGAATGTTGATGAAGTTCTAGAGGGCATTAAGCGCGACGCGGAAAATCATCGCGAGCGCACAACTAATAAATTGTTGGCTCGCATCCCGCTTACGGTTTATGAGACAGCAATCGCGCAAGGCTGGGATGAGGATGACTGGAAGCGCTACCTCAATTCGAGCGAGGCAGCCCCGTTTAGAATCTGGAAGGGGCGGATATGAGCAACCCCATCGTAGTTATTCTGGTCGTGATCCTGGTCCTCGCACTGCTTGGCGGTTCCGGTCGATTCGGCCTGCCTTATGGCTATGGTTACGGTAATTATGGCCTTGGAGGCGTCGGTACTATTCTGGTGATCTTGCTTATATTAGCGCTGTTAGGTTACCTCTGATGCCGATGCAGCTAACTACTCTTACCAATCAGCTTATGGATTGGGCAAATCGCGGCGATTGGAGCGGAACTCCCGGCCTTACTCAATCGTATGTTACATTTGCTGAGCAGAAGTTTAATTCGGACTTGCGCGTCAGCCAGATGCTCACCCCGTCCGTCAACACGGTCACGCAGAGATGTTCCACGCTTCCTGATGACTGGCTGGAAATGTATCTAGTAAGCATCGCGACGACATATGCGCCGAATGGATGGTCCCCGATTCGCTACAAGTCGAATGATGAGTTCTTCAATCTCCGTGATTGGGCGGCGTTCGGATATTACACCATTGTTGGTCGGACCATCAATTTTGGCGGAACGCCGGACAATGTGGAGGGCATTCAGTACCAGATTGTCTATTACGCCGAAGTCCCGCCGCTGAATGACACCACAGACAGTTGGGTCTATACAAAGTACCCGAACATGTATCTTTGGGAGTGTTTGCGCAACGCGGCATTCCACGCAGTCGGCGAAGAAGGGCCGGCGAGTAACTTTGGTCAGATGGCCGACGCTATCATCACCAAGCTGAACAACGATTGGGCTAAAGCCAAGGCATCTGGTTCCCGCGTCACCCGAACTCGAACGCGGAGCTTCGGATAGTGACTGACCAATGGGTTCCTAGTCCGCCCGCTCCAAGCCCGCCTTGGACCAATCCCATTCCGCCATCCAATGAGTGGAGTGAAATTCCTCCTTGTGCCAATAACTCTGGCCCTTCTATAGTTAATGGCATTATTATAAGGGATATTCCGGCTGTAATTCTAGCGCCGAATGCTTGGGGAATCACTCTTAATGATGGGGATTCGCCGCCAAATTTTACTATCGATCATTATGATGGCACCGGAACTTACATCGGTTCTCCGTTTGAAATTACTGGGAATGGCGAAAACATCCTATTGAACCACGATCCGGTTCAGGCGTTGGGCGCAGCAACCAAGCAATATGTAGACAATGCTCCTCCCGGCGAAGCGCCTATGGACAATTACCCCTATTCCCGTTACATGGGAACGTGGGAACGGTTACCGCAGACTTATATTCCCGAAGCGCCAAGTGGTCAGATTTTTGGCCGCTTTAATGCTACTTGGGCTCCGGTTCCAATTCAGACCGATGCGCCGAATGATGGCAATGCTTATGGGCGAGTTAGTAATGCCTGGGCGACAGTCATTCCTACTACAGGCGGCACGATTACCGGCTCGCTGACGGTCAATCAGGTTCTGACCGTGCAGGGCGCGAACAGTCTTGTTCTCAACGCTCCGAATGGTCAGCAGCGCGCCATTCTCGGACAGACCTCGACGCTCACGCGTTGGCAGATGATGCTGGGCGATGGAACCACAGAGGGTCTAAACAATACTGGATCGAATTTCAGTCTTACTGCTTATAGTACGACTGGGGCCTTCCTCGGCAATTGGCTGACCATTACGCGCGCGACCGGCGCGGCGGCCTTTGCTGGTCCGGTCAATATGAACGCGGGTGCGGCGGTTAACGGCAGTTTCGCCTTGCAGGGGCCTGGGTCGTTCATCCTTCCTGGCGGTACGCCCGGGCAATTTCTACAGACCAATGGCGCGGGTCTTTTGTCCTGGCAGACGCCGCCGGGAGCAGGCGGCGGCATTGCCGACGCGCCCAACGACGGCACCGCTTACGCCCGTAAATCCGCCGCCTGGGTGCATCTCACTCATACTGACATTACCGATTGGACGGCGACGCTTGCTCCTTACGCGCTGACCACGGCGATCCCTGCCGCCTCGACCACGTTGCCGCTCGCCAATGGCACGGCGGCGGTTGGGACGGCGACGACATGGGCGCGGGCCGATCACGTTCATCCAGGGACAGCGGGTGGGCCGCCAGTTACTATCAGCGATACCGCTCCTGCTGGTCCTGTCGGGGGAGCGTTGTGGTTCGATAGCGTCGGGGGTCAGACCTACCTTTGGTACCCAGATCCGAACTCGTCGCAATGGGTTCCGGCGACTAACACGCAAGGTCAGCCGGGAGCGCAAGGACCTGCGGGACCACAGGGCGCAACGGGACCAGCGGGAGCAACCGGACCGCAAGGGCCAGCGGGGCCTGGGACCAACGAGAATAGAATTATCAATGGGGACATGCGCATTGATCAGAGGAACAATGGTGCAAGCGGGACGGCGACTAACGCTTATACGGTAGACAGATGGGTTTATGGCGCAAATCAAGCTGGCAAAGCGACGTGGCAACGCCAGCCTGCCGCTTTTACTTTTCCCTATACTTTAAATATTGTGGGAATTTCTGCTTACACGCCTCTGGCTACTGATTTTTTCGGAATTTTTCAGGCTATCGAAGCCGATATGATCAGCGACTTCCGTTGGGGATCAGCGAGCGCCCAACCTGTTACGCTGTCGTTCTGGTTTTATGCTGGCGTGGCTGGAACATTTAGCGGTTCTATTCGCAATTATGCAAGCACTCGGAGCTATCCATTCGCCTTTACAGTTCCGGCGGTAAGCACTTGGACCCAGTTTGTTATCAATATCCCCGGCGATACTGCCGGAACGTGGGTAATGCAAGGCAATGCTGGGGCGCTTCTTGTGAGCTTCGATTTTGGCTCTGGCGCGAATTATCGCGGGCCAGCCAACGCGTGGGCGGCGGCCAACTATGTAGGCGTTACCGGAGCGGCCAATATCATTGCTGTTCCTAGCAGTATTTATTTGACCGGCGTCAAGTTGGAGATCGGCTCGGTAGCAACGCCGTTTCCTCGACTGACGATGGCGAGGGCTTTGGCCGACTGCCAGAGGTATTACTGTACAAAAAGTAATCTCTCAATGATGACATCCATGAACGGGCCTGCCAACTTTGGTTGTCCGATTGCTCTACCTGTGACGATGCGCGCAAATCCGACAATTGTGCTTTCAGGTCAATCTTACATAAATGCTAGTGGGCTAACGGCAATAAATATCTTGCCTGATGATCTTGTTTTATACGCTGTTGCTACGGCTGCTGGAGGGGCGCAATGGAGCGGTAGCTTAACTGCGAGCGCGGAGCTTTGATCATGACCTATACGCAAGTCACATGATCGACTTCCCCGCCAGCCCCACGCTCGGCCAGCAGTTCACCGCTGCGGGCGTCACTTGGACCTGGGACGGGACCAAGTGGACGGCGGCCGGTTTGACCGGCGGTCCTTTCCTCCCGCTGGTAGGCGGGACAATGACGGGGCCGATTGTGCTTCCCGGCAATCCGACGACCACGCTGCAAGCTGCGCCCAAGCAATATGTCGATGCGATGCCGATAGGGGTCAATCCTAACCGCATCGACAATGGCGACATGTGGGTAGACCAGCATTTTGCTGGGGCGAGTATTGCCGTTCCTGCATCGAATGCAGTCTACTGTCCAGATCGTTGGTTTAGTTACAATAGCGTAGCGGTTTCTAGGTTCAACGTTCAGCAAAATTTGCCCGCTATCACGACTAAGCCGCCTGGATTTCAGTATTTTCTAGGTGTTCAATCGACCTCGGCTTACACCGCAGTAGCGGGGGCTACACTTATTGTTCAACATGGCATAGAAGCTGATTTCATCGGCGATCTTGGTTTTGGTGTGGCGGGCGCGCAATCCGTCACTGTGTCGTTTTGGGCGCGCTCCAGTCTCACCGGTAATTTCAGCTTTGCTCTTTTTAGCCCAAATCCAGTCGCAACTGGTGGAACGACTTATCGCTCCTACGTCACAACCTATTCCCTGCCGACTGCGAATACTTGGACGAAGATTGTTATTACCATTCCCGGCGACACGACCACGCCAGCGGCTTGGCCGCTTGTTGGCACTGGACCCGGGTTGTACTTGGAATTCGATCTTGGCAGCGGCTCAAGTGTTCAAACCTCGACTTTGAATGCATGGCAGACGACGGCGGCTTTCGCGGCGACCGGCGCGGTTCATGTCACCGCCACCAACGGCGCGAATTGGGCGATCACCGGCGTTAAGCTGGAGGCGGGCAGCGTCGCTACGGCGTTCCCAGTGGAAGATTTGGCGCGCAAACTGGCGCGCTGTCAGCGGTACTTCAATAAAACTTACAACGCAGCCGAAGTGCCGGGGTCTCCAAGCCGCATTGGCAGTTCCCTGGAAGTCTTTACCGGTCCGACAGCGATGGCTTCAGGGCTTGCGTTCTGTTCCTTGGTCTGGGCTTATCCAGTTCCCATGCGCGCTACACCGACGATTCTTATGTATAGCCCGAATTCAGGCGCGGGTGGAAGAGCATACGCTCAAAATGCAGCGGTTGATCTTGCGTGCGGAACGCAGCCAACTGAGAAAGCGGCAACTCTTCTTCTTTCCGGGACAGCCGCTCAAGCTACAGACTTCATTCTATTCCACGCGACTGCGTCAGCGGAAATTTGATCATGACCTATACGCAAGTCTGGGATCACATGAAGGGCCAGCCTCACGACGGCATGATCCAACGCGACGCGGACGGCGCGTTTATCCCGGCCGATCCCGGCAACCGCGACTATCAGGAATATTTGGCGTGGTGGAACGAGGGCAACGAACCCGCGCCAGCGAAAGCGCCTGAAACGACGATGCCGGAGACTGTGCCGGTCGAAGATCGCCTCGCAGATCTCGAAGCGCGCGTCGATCAGTTGGAGAACGACAATGCCGTACGATCGTAAGCATTTCTTCGACACTGTTCGCAAAAATTTATTCAGCGGCAATTTGACGCAGGATCAAGTCGACGGAATGAACTATCTTCTTGAGGTATGGGAGGAACACTTCGAGGCCAACAATCCGAATGACGGAACGATGTGGCTTGCCTACGCCTTGGCCACATTCTTTCATGAGACTGACAGGCGAATGCAACCCATCGAGGAATATGGGAAGGGTTCAGGTAAGAGCTACGGCAAGGCAGTTCCGCCCCATAATCAAGCTTATTACGGGCGCGGCCATGTCCAGCTAACGTGGGACACGAATTACAAGAATGGCCAGCAATTCCTCAAGGATCGCTATGGGGTTGAGGCGAACATTTATCCGGACGCTAGTAAGATGCTGCATCCCCCAACGTCAGCTTTAGTTAGTTATGATGGGATGGTTTACGGCTGGTTCACCGGAGTGGGTTTACCGAAATATCTATCGAAATCGAAGAACATCGAGGATCCCAAAAACGCCCGCCGAATTGTTAATGGAACCGATAAAGCCGATATGATTGCGGGGTATTATTGGAAATTCAAGGAAGCGTTGAAGCAAGTCCCTGCAACGGTGATGGTGGAGGCTGAATTGCCGGGACTTCCTCATGCTCCGCATATGCCGGAACCTAGTTGATGGCTGACGCTAACTTCGTTAATCCTCCCCCAACGCCGAAGCTGATGGACTATCCGGCGTCCATCGGCTTAGTGATCGCTGTTATTCTGACCACGGTATTGGTAGTAGTTGCCAGTAAGTTTGACATTACTGGCGGGACGCTCACCATCTCGCTTCTGGTGATTCTGTCATTTCTGGGCCTCGTTACTTTCTGCGCGTTTTTTACCATTCCTACCGACGAAATTACCTCCGGAGCAATCGGCGGGTTGGTCGCGGCATTCGGCGCGGTAGTTGCCTATTGGCTTGGCCAAAACAAGAAGGGACCGCCGAATGGCTGATACAATCACCGTCAATTACAGCTGGACTAAGCCAGAAGTTGGGGCAAGTTCTGCTACTTGGGGAACCAAGCTCAATGATGATCTTGACGCGATCGACGCCCAGGTATTCACGAACCAACAAGCAGGGGTTCAAATCGGCAGCATTGTTATGTTCGCTGGTGCGACACCCCCGACT